CAATTTTGTATTTTTTGCCGTCATCAGCAACAAAAGTTGTATTTTCTATGTATTCCGCGAGCCTATCCCATACGCCGTAAAAATCTTCCGTCGGACCGTCAAACTTCTGAAAATCCACAGTCCAGGTAACACCGCGATCAGAAAATCCTTTAGTATCAACATAAAGACATTCCTTCTGAACATCCACCGCACAGGTAATAATCCAGATAGGACTTCCTGCATCCTCGACCGCCATTTTATTCGGAACCTTGCCGCGCGCAAAACCATACCGCTTATGCAGCAACGCTTTTTCGCGCCTGATCTGTTCGTTCTGTTCCCGGAACGGTAACCCCTGCTTCAAATTGCGGAAAGCTCTGTAACCCTCTTTGTCTTTAATCCTGTTGTTTTTTATGTCCCAGCATTTCGCCCAGGCAATTACAAAGTCTTCCCAGGAAAACATTCCCGGAGGATTATAAATCGGCGAAAGATGATAACTTCGCGCATCCTTTTCATCGCTTTTTTTAGTCGGCCGCCATTCGCCCTTTTCCATGATAATTGCCTTATCATAGTTTTTCATGATTTTGCCGCAATACGGACATTTATATCCTACAGTTTCCAGCTTCGGCTGAAAGTTTTCGTCATTTTCCCAAACAATACCACCAATCTGATTATCATGCCCCTCGTCCCATACAGCCCATTCAAGCGGCTGCATTTCACCGCAGTATTTGCAAGGCACAAAAAATCGGCGTTCATCGCCCAGCTGATAAAGTCTCCAGATTTTAGAAGTCTGTTCTACCGTCGGAGTAGAACCGAAATAGATTTTTCTCGTTGAAGGGTAAGCGTCAGAACGCGCAATCGCAAGATCTTCCATCGTTCCTTCACCCTTGATGTTCTCGCTCATACCGTCAAGCTCATCAACAAGAATTATTTTATACGAAAAGTTTCGGAACCTGTTACCGGACCGGCCGCCGACAGCATGAAGATAACCGCCTGGAAATTCCTTTTTGAATGAAGTATCACCAGTATTTCTCGCGCCGGCAGCTTTTTTAGTCTGAGCAAAAATCTTGTTGCGCAAACCCGAAGTATCAATCATGCGGTCAATTTTCGTATCCATCGCCAGCTTTGCCATACCCTCATCAGGCAAAACGTAAAGCATTGGAGCCGGATTACAACCGATGCCGTAAAGCATGACAGTTTCCAGAATTGCCGTAGTTGCTCCAAGCTGATTGCCCTTCATAATGTAAACTTTATGAATCGGACTTTCAGGGCTGAAATTATCGACAATCTCTTTAAAATACGGAAACTGCTTAAAAGAAAACTTACCCGGAAACGGTGTCAGGTCCGCAGCCATATAGCGCACCTGACAAACATAATCACTAGGTTTCAGATAATTTCTTTTAGCAGTTAAAGCAATAAAGCTCTTTTTGAGAAAATCAATATCCGCCTGATTTATTACGCACTTCAAATCCCACTCATCCTCACGTTATCATATAAACTTTCATCACCATAAATGCAGTGGTAAATATCGCCTCTGAATAATTTGAAAATGCAGAAACCGCTTCCGATTTTATCTTTGTGAATCATTCTGTAACCAGGAAGCGGAACGCAAAGCGGCACAACGTCATTAACATGAGCATACTGCCAGGCATCAGAAACACAGCTTTTTACATATTCCCAAGTCTTACGCCCCCATAAAGGTTTAGGCGCGCCGAATGTAATAACATAAGGCTTAATATGAGTTCTGTAATGAAAATCCTCAGCTGCAAGAACGCTCATTGCGCCGCCGTAACTCCAGCCGCAGATTTCAACCCTGTAATTTTTATGAACCTGAACCGCACGAATAAGCGCATCCATAACAAGATCATTACAGCTTTTCCAGGCATTACCCCAGCCGCGCGCTACCTTCATGCAGCTTTCCTGCTTTTTGTAAATCTTCACCGGAAAATCAAAATTATTATGCCAGTCTCTATCCGTTGTAGATTCTTCAAACAAAAGCCTTACAGTTTTTTCATCATCGTAAACTTTAACAGCCCAGTCCACATCATCACCGCTTTTTGTGTACTGAGTTCTTTTAATTTCCTCGTAAAGTTCATTCGGCTTCATTTTCCTTTTCCTCCCACTCTTTTTTCGCACAGCCATACATTACCATTTTTTTAATGCCGCACTGACAAACCACCGCCGGAACAGCTCCGGCAAAAGGACAATGACCGTACACCCTTTCCGCACACTGATTGTTTTCGCTCACCGCGCAGAAACTATAGCAGGCTTCTTTTTTGTCGTTATTGTAATCAACAAATCTGATCATATTGTCCTCCTGTTACTACTTTTGAAAGTAGTAGCTATTCAAGCCTTTTGAATAAAATCATTAAGGCAAATACAAACCTCTTACCGAGTGGCATTTCCTTAATCTGATCATAAAGAACGCCCTGAGCTTTTACATAAGCATCCTTTACTTTTTTATTCACACTTTTTCTAATTTTCTTGTCGTTCTTTCCGCTCATCCTTTACCTCTCAGCCGTTTTTCTTTGCAGCTCACGAATCCGGCTTTTTATCATCGCTATAGTAACACCGCATTTTGTAGATGCGGCATCATCAAACAATAATTTTTCGTGATTAAGAACGCTTAAAATCGACCTCTTAATCAGCATCAGATTTTCAATCCTGCAATCCTGTCTATTGCCGTTTAGAAAAATCAGGCAGGAATCTTCCGGAATCTTGCCGTTTTCTTTCTGCCAGATAATCCGGTGTTTTAATTCCCATGTTTTAGGCTCTGCAACCTTAACCTTAATGTAACCGTCATCAACAATTACCTCAGTTCCTACCGGCTGCCAGTTATGCGGACGATGCCCCTTTTTGAACCATCCTTTTTCACAGCCTGGAGCGCAAACCCCTTTTTTTCCCTTGTTTGCGCTGATATGACCTTTTGGAAACCTCATATCAACGCCGCAAGGAAGATGATGCGCATGACACCAGCCGCGCACCTGGCTCACAGAAAAATCTGTTCCAAAGCAAGCGTTTAATTTTTCAGTAGTAACCGAAAAATTAAAACCTTTCCGGTTGTCAATCAGCCATTTAATTTGCTCAGGAGTAAAAAGCAAAGCCTTTGAGCCGTCATATTTATAACCGCTCCTGATTTTATATCTGCTCATCGTAGCTTTTACTTTTCCAGCAGAAAATTCAGTTCCAAAACGCTCATTAAAAAGCCTTGTAATTTCTTCAAGCGGCTTTCCGGGCGCAGTTTCCCTGATATAATCCACCATTTCAGAAGACCAGATTCTAGCACCCATGCTTTACGCCTCCGCCATTATCATCAGTCAGATATTTTCCTGTACTGGTATTTTTTGGAACAAGCATTTCAGGAAGCTCACCCTTACCGGCATTCCCCAGAATTTCTTCCCGAAGTTTTAGAGCTTCAATCTGAGTTTTTCCGTTCTGAATAATACTCTTAGCGATATTATTTACCGCCTGAGCACGCTTAATCTGTTTATCCATCTCTTTTTCGCTTAACTCGTCATTCATTAAACCTTCAAGACACATAAACAGATGATCGTTTAAATCACATAAACTGTTTTTCATTTTTTAGCCTTCTTGTTGTTTTTATTTTTTAGCGATTATCGCCGCTTCCGTGAATCACACCTCGCGCAGCTCTGGAAGCAAGTTTATCAAGATTTCCCTGCATAACCTCTTCCAGGTCCAGACTGAGCAAAGTAGAAATTTCAGCCACGAACCAGCATACATCGCCAAGTTCCTTTTTAATTTCCTCGCGTCTGTCTCCGTCAATAATTCCGTTTGCATCGCGAACCGCCTTAGCAAACTTTCCGCTGACTTCTCCAGCTTCCTCAGCAAGCCCCATGACCGGATAACGAAAGTCTCCGTTTTCCATTCCCATGTAACAAGCTGTCTCATGCGCCTTTTTCTGATACTCGTTGATTTCCAAGCTCATTTTATAACCCCTATTTTTTTGCTGCTCGACCGCCCATGATGCCGGAATTACCTTATTTTTCCGCCGCTCGACCGCCGTATGCGCTTTTTTTTTAAAAAAAATTTTAGATTTTACACCTTCATCTTCAATACCGTACTCCTTTTTTATCTCCACCAGATTTATTCCGATGAAAAATCCAGCTCTAAAAATTGACTGTTCAACAGAATTATCAATCGGAGCATTCGCAAAACCATCAGTTTTTTTTTGCCATTTCTCCGGCAGTTTCTTCTGTCTCCACTCTTCAAAAAAGTTTTCAGTATTCAAAGCCATAGTTAAATCCTCTCAAAAACTCCGTCAGAAGCAACAGCTCAAAACGGACTTTCCCTGATATACACCTTGCCTTTTTCGCAAGCCTCAGCAATTTTCATTTCTTACCTCGCTTAATAAGTTTTTTAATAAACTTTATGCAGCTCATAATTAGCAGCATAAAGAAAAACTCAGGCCAGAAAGCCATACAGAAAGCAATCAGTAGTTTCTCATCCTTTTCTTCAACGTTGAACCATTTTCGCACAACAAA